TGTACAAAGCCTCCAACTGTGTCTAAACATACAAATACACAAATTGTGGTAATCCAATTGTACAAATCAATTTTGCTTGCCTCAGATTTGAAACTGGCACTCGTTTAAAGTCGGAGTTAGACTTGTTCAAGATATGTTTCTTGCCAATTCAATATACGGTCATCATATGTTTCGTCCAACATAGTGCACATATGAGTTATGCCAGCCTTAGCGGCGACTTCTCTCATTTGTACTCTACGCATTTCATAAACCTTCTGACCATGATTGAACCACTCCCTCAGAGCACCATCTATGTTGACGGCACATGCTTCTTTAGGAGTTAAAGGCGCATTCTTGGGTCGTAAATAACAATGCAGGGACTTCATTATACTTGAATCTAATAAAGCTCCTACATGTAAACCCAATTGCGGATGATAAACACTAAATCTTTTCAAAAACTCAAAATTCTCAGGTTCCAAATATGCGCTTAATTCACTATCCTTGTCCGGCATAGTGTAATGCTGACCATACTTTCCTAAAAATTCTGAACATCCTTTAATATTAAACTTAGGATATTTTTCTGAAACAGATCCAATGTTATCGTCGCCATACGTCATCATCTTAGCAGCATCACGAAATGCTATGTCTGATGAATACTGTGTATAAAAATAAGCTCGCAAATTCAAACTACCACAAATTCCATTCAATATCACTGTTAATGAATTTCCTGAAATATGTGTGCCTGATTGCAAACCCACTAAATCGCCATTAAAAGCTATTAGTGAATACACAATATCACCAGCCATAGCACTCATGATATCTCTATCCTCTTGACTATAGCCCATGACTTCCGCCAAGTCAATCAAAATACGCAACGATGCTATCAACAATTGTGAAGGTAATTTTTGGTCATATTTACTATAATCACCGCCAAATAACCTTTTATCACCAAATGTCATAACATGTTCGTAAAATTCCTCCCATTCTGGACCATGGCAATTAATTCCAACTGCACACTCAGAAACCAATGGATTCATTTGAAGGAAACGTATAACTGGCAAATAATACCTTCTCACTAAAAATGTGAGAGCTATTGGATTACCATAAAATATCCTGCACTTTCCTTTCGCTACAGGCAGCGCTTCATCTTTCTTACAAGCTTTGGCTATTGTATAAGCACGTTGTCCACACTTATAAAAGCCTAAAACTCGTTCAATTTCATCCATAATTTCTTGCGTGAACATTCT